ACTGGTTCTAAGGAACTTGGGTTTGAAACAAACCCTCTACCTTCATGAGTGATATCTAGTTAAATAAACTGGATATTGCTTTCTTGTTTACTATAGGTTTCACGACCTATAGTATGACCAGGACTGCCTAATTAAAGGGCTAGTATGGAGGTCGAAAAGCATGTATAGATGATGTAAAAAATCATTTGTACTGTAGTTAATTACAGAAGCTTATGATATTTTTCATAATCTGTAGTGGTTGGCGGCTTCGGTCTGGCGTCCTCCTGAAGGAGAACAGCGCAGGTCTTTCCTACAATCTAGAATTAATTTCCAAACCGCTAGGTTAGCGGTATAAAAATTAACTCACACTAATACTATGAAAACACAAAATAATATTGTAAAAATCAATATTACTAGGGTCTTCAAAAGGACTAGTGAGATTGTTAGAGAAAAACTGATACGCCTAGAAGGAGATAAATCTCTTTCTAGCATACTAAATTCTGTTGGATGGAAATTTGTTGTTCTATCCTTAGGGTCTAGTATGAAAGCTACGTCACGTATTAGATTATATCATAAATTCTCTACATATATCTTAGTAATGACTAAGAGACATGGAGCAGAATTTACGGTAAAATACTTAAAAGCTTGTAATTTAGCAGTATCACGTTTTCTAGCAGGTGATCCGGTCCATTCTCTTAGAGAACTGGAACCTGATCTACCTTTACCTAGATTAACAAAGTCAGGATTACCTGTGATTATCGGAACTAGAGATCGTAGATCTCTTCATTCTGGTTCTCATAGAATAATCAGATTGTGATTAACTCTCTTTAGTTTGTACAGAATTATTCTTGTACCGGCTAAGTTGAAACTTAATACAATCACTGATCCGTTTTCAGGTAATGAACGTTTTCTGGAGATTGTTGGTAATTGGATGGAACTTAAAGCTCCAACAATTATTCAACGTTTCCAAAGAGGCGTTCATCTAGAGAAAAGTGATAAATTCTCTTGAGGAGAAAAGTCTTCACCTTCTAGTTCAAAATCTTGAACTGGAATGTTGACTGATATTTCTCTTCTTAAGAATTCTACAAAGGTATATACTTCTCTTCGTTATTTGATGGATTTTACTTTAGATCCTAAACTTATTCAAACTTTTGATAATTTGAGTAAATTAGTACCTAGTGTATCATCCCCTAAATTCGAATGTTTGAATTTTATCCAAAAAGATATTATTCTTACACTTTTTCAAGATTGAAATGTTTCTTTTGCAGAAGCATTTTGAAAATGAAAATTACTCGGTTTAGGACAATTACAAAGAAAAGTAGAGCCTGCAGGAAAAATGCGAGTATTTGCTATGGTGGATAGTTGAACACAAACAGTTCTACTACCTCTACATGTATATCTTACTAAAGTTTTGAAGAACTTTGGTAATGATGGTACAGATAGCCATAATGCAGCTTTTGAGAGAGTAATGAAAAGATCTCTTGAATACAAGAAATCTTTTGGTTATGATCTCTCAGCTGCAACTGATAGATTACCTATTCATATACAAATAAAACTGTTATCAGGTTTATTTGGCTATGAATTTGCTAATCATTGGGCAAATATTTTAATTGGTCGTCCTTATTATCTAATTACTCAAAAGGATCCAAAGACCGGATGGCCTACGGATGCTCAAGCGTATTGATATAAGGTTGGTCAACCTATGGGAGCTAGATCTTCATTTACAATGTTAGGTCTAACTCATCATATGATTGTCCAATTTGCGTCTTCCTTAATAACTAATAATATTAAGTGAGATAATCGTTATGAAATCGTTGGAGATGATATTATCATCTTCGATGAGGACTTAGCGAAATCTTATCTTAATGTTATGACATTATTAGGGGTACCAATTAATCAATCAAAATCTGTCATTTCTCGTGATAGACCTGTTGCTGAATTTGTCAAACGTATTTGCCATAATGGTAAAGACGTTTCGGCATTTTCATGAAAACAGTTTTTATCTCAAGATAACTTTCTTGGTCGTATAAGTACTACTATTGGACTATTCCAGAAGGAGAAAATCCTTGCTGAAAAGGCCATTAGTATATTTCATACTGTCATGAAAGAGACAATTTATGATTCTCGTATAAATAAAGATTCCTTAGCATATCTAAGTCTCTATTTTACTTATGTTATTAAAAGTAAAATGGATATTGAAAATATGTTAAGATCTTTATTCCTGCTTGGTCCTAAGTTTGCTCAGGGTTCTTTAATCTTTTCTGATTTTAATTTTCATAAAATCGGGAATAAGATAAAGACCATGATACAAACTAACAGACCGCCCGTAGATGCTGAAGCTACCTTATTTTCAGGTTTCCCATTTAGAATGGGAAAAGTCGTTGATATTAACGAACATATGGCTAAGTTTTATATGAATTTAAGTATAAATCTTAGAACCAAAATGTGAGCTAGTATCAGAACACATCAATCTAATATCATTAATAATATCATGGGAAATTTATCTTTTAATAAGGATAAAATCTACCAAGATATTAGAGATGAATTAAATCTTTTTATTATTTCTCAAGATAAAATCTTTAAAAATAATAATTGGATAGATTGTTGTGAAGACTTAGATCTATTAGTTAAACATTATAGATCTTTATCTGAAATTCAGATTGCCTCTAATCTATTCAAAGATTTATCAAGTAGCTTTAGCTTCTTGACTATCTGAGAAAGGGTTAAAGAGCAACCTAAGGTAGAGCTTTTTGAATCAACTGATCCTTCTATTCTAAGAGACTTTTCAAAAGTCTTATTAGAAATAGAAAAGGAGAAGTTGGCAAAAAAAGCTAATAAAGGGATTAAGAGACGTCCTATGGTTAGACCGAATTTTTCTCATTTAAATAACATATTTTAAATGGTAATATCGTTTCCATCATAGGGTCCTAGAAGTGGCTAGCTAGATTGGTTAGATCTAACTAACTCCAGTCCTTTTTGGAGACTGCGGAGTAGTATATCAATAGACTCAGATATGAGATCAG